GGGTATTAGTTTTGGCTGGTGGTGGCGGTGGTGGTATTGGAGGTGGTTCAGGTGGAGGAGCAGGTGGACATTATGAAGTACCCTCTCATCCTTTACCTTTAAGCCCAGTTCCCATCACAGTTGGCGGTGGCGGTGCTGGTACACCTAATGCTGCTACATTTCCTCCCCCAGCAGGACCATATCCAAGACATATTTCAGGTTCAAGTGGTTCAAATTCAGTCTTTGGAGCAGCAGCACCTCTTACAGCTATAGGCGGTGGTGGAGGTCGTATAGGAGTATCAGGCACACCTGAAAATGGTAATCCAGGCGGTTCAGGTAGCGGTGGTTATAATGGCGGTACTGGTGGTTCAGGAACACCAGGTCAAGGATTTGCAGGTGGAAATGTACCTTTCACTGGTTCAGCAGGAGGAGGCGGTGCAGGTGCTGTAGGAGATAATTCAACGTCCCCAACTTTTATTGGTTCTAATGGAGGAGCAGGTAAAGCATCCTCAATTAGTGGCTCAAGTGTTACACGGGGCGGTGGCGGAGGGGGCGCTTCATCCATTGGACCATTATTCTCATACGACCCAGCTACCAACCCAGTGGGTGGTTTAGGTGGATCAGGCGGAGGCGGTAATGCTGGCAAAGTTTCACCAACATTTGATAATTCTGCTGGTTACACACAAATTCCAGCTTGGACAGCAGGTGGTGTAAATCTTGGAGGCGGTGGCGGTGGTCAAACCACTTACGCTGGTGCGCTTGATCCTGCTGCACCTGGTGGTTCAGGTACAGTAATTATTAATGAGCCTCAAGTTGACTTTGTAGATGGAACTTCAAGCGTTTGGGATTTAAGAGCAGTATTTAGAGCAGTTAAAGCTGGAACTTGGTCAAACTAATTTTATCTTTATATATACTATATAATGAATTTAAAATGGTACTATTGGTATTTTCAATCTGCAATACCTGAAAGAATATGTGATGACATAGTTCGTTACGGTCAAGAGCAAAACAAAGAAATTGCTCTTACAGGTAACGCTAATAAAGACAACCTAACAAAACTAGAACTTAAAAACATTCAAAAGAAACGTAAATCTGATGTTGTATGGATGAATGACAGGTGGATATACAAAGAAATACAACCCTACATTTATCAAGCAAATGCAAGTGCTGAATGGAATTTTGAATGGGATTTTAGCGAGTCTTGCCAATTTACTGAATATAAAGTTGGTCAGTATTATGATTGGCATTGCGACTCTTACGAAGAACCTTATAACGATCCTGAGAACCAAAATGTACATGGTAAGCAGAGAAAACTTAGCATGACTGTATCCCTCACCGATCCTGATGAATATGAAGGAGGAGATTTAGAGTTTGATTTTAGGAACACAGACGAAGGATCACAGCCAAGAATATGCGAAGAAATTAGAAAGAAAGGTAGCGTGATTATCTTTCCATCTTTTGTGTGGCATAGAGTCACACCAGTAACCAAAGGAATACGACACTCCTTAGTGTGTTGGAATTTAGGATATCCATTTAGATGAGCTTTAAAAAAAATAAATACCAAGTAATTAAAAGTGCTATATCAAGCGAGTTAGCAGACTTTTGTTATCAATACTTTTTAAATAAAAGAGCAGTAGCAAGACATATGTTTGATGATAGGTACATTTCGCAATTTACAAATTATTTTGGCGTTTGGAATGATGTCCAAATACCTGAAACTTATTCACATTATGGCGATATAGTTATGGAAACTTTATTGCAAAAAGTTAAACCTGTAATGGAAAAAGAGTCAGGTGTAAAGCTAACTGAAACTTATTCATATGCAAGAATCTATAAAAAAGGTGATGAGTTAAAAAGACATAAAGATAGATACTCTTGCGAGATATCTACCACCATGAACTTAGGTGGTGATGATTGGCCTATATTCTTAGAACCTTCAGGTGAAGAAGGTAAAAAAGGCGTAGAAGTAAACTTAAAACCAGGTGATATGCTGATGTATCGTGGTTGTGAATTAGAGCATTGGCGTGAACCATTTAAAGGCGAAAACTGTGCACAGGTATTTTTACACTATAATGATTCAAGTAATCCAAAAGCAAAATTTAATAAATTTGATGGTAGGCCTATGATAGGATTACCTGATTATTATGCACGAAAAGATGATTGAGATTTTTGATTGCCCTTACATATCTAAAGTTAATAACAAAAAGTTTCAGCAAGATTTAATTAAATACACTAAAGAAACTAAATGTTGTGATGAGGAAGTATGTACACATCCAAAAATACAAAGTGATTTAAAAATAGATCAAGCCTTTACAGTTATTGATGATTCTATTCAAAACCTTTTTAAAACTTACTTAGGCACGGATAAGTTTAAGTTTACTAAAAAGAATGTATGGGGATATTACGCATCTAAGGGATCGGAATTAGCAAGTGTGATTCATAACCATATGTTTAAAAAAGAAAAAGGTTTACAACTTTCGGCTGTAATGTATGTTACACCAACAAAACTAGGCACTAGCTTTGCAAATTTTAAAATAGAACCTAATATAAATACATGGTATCTTTGGCACTCAGGTTTATATCATCATCCTGAGGATGGCGTAACACCTGAAGATAGAATTGTTTTAGCTTTAGCTACAGTTATAAATAGATGCACATAAAAATTCCAAACTTCTTATCAATAGAAGAATGTAAGTTAATTGAAGAAGTTTTATTAGAAAAAGAACAAGAAATACTTGCTTTGCCCCTTACTACAGATATGTATACAGGAACAACCGCAAGGTATTCCTACTATAATTTTTTAAACTACATACCTGAAATAGACATAACAAGTAAAATTTTTGACTTACCAATTATGCAAGACGAAGATGAATTTTGGATTCAATGTTGGGTTAATATTCTGAATAAAGGTGAAGGAATACCTATGCATAATCACGGTCATCCTGAAAATATTTTTTATGCTTGTAATATCTTTATATCAGGTCCTGATAGTTGTTTTACTTTTTATGATGATATAGGTCATGTATCTAACAGAGTGGGTGAACTGCATTTAATTGATTGCCACCTTTGGCATGGTGTAAAAGAGAACATAAACGACCAACCAAGGTTGTCTATTGCTTGTGATATACATTTTAGTGATCCTAAGGATTTTGAAAACTACGAGCAAAGAATTGTTTACGCTAAAAGAAAAAACTAGGGAGGCAATCCTTATAAATATAATAATATTATAGGAATTTTAAATGGCAACAAAAGTAAAATTAATCGCAGATGGAGTCATTACACCAGACCAGATTACTCTCACAACTGCAAGTACAGGAACAAATACAACTGCTCCTGCGACTACTGCTTTTGTTCAACAAGAAATATCAGCATTAGTTGATAGCTCACCTGAAGCATTAAATACACTGAATGAATTAGCTGCAGCACTTGGCGATGATGCAAACTTTAGTACCACTGTAACAAACAGTATTGCTACTAAAGCACCATTAGCAAGTCCTACATTTACAGGTGATGCCACCTTTGATACAGCTACATTAGTTATTGATTCTACAAATAATAGAGTTGGAATTGGAACGAGTAGTCCTGATACACCACTTACTGTTTCTGTGGCAGACAATACAATAGCAACTAGATTTAAAGGAACTAATGGTATTTTTAGAGTTTTGCCTTTTGAAACTGGTCTTGGTGTTAAGGTTACAGCCTTGAATGGAAATGAAAGTGCTTTTGAAACTTTAGCCTACCAAGGTGCAGACCATCAGTTTGTAATTGGCACAGCAGAAAAAATGCGTATTGATGCTTCAGGCAATGTTGGAATTGGTACAGTTCCTTCTGCTTGGGTCAGTAGTTTTACTGCTTTGCAAGTTGAGAACGCATCCCTCTGGTCAACAGGCAGTGACGCTTCTTTGACAGCAAATGCGTATTACGATGGCTCTAACTACAAATATATAGCCAGTTCTGGAGCATCCCGCCAGTACCACAACACCGACGGTTCAATCATATGGTCTCAGGCTTCCTCAGGCACAGCGGGTAACAACATTACTTTTGCAGAACGCATGCGTATTGATGCTTCAGGTGATGTCACTGTGCCTGGAAAAATATTGGTGAATACTGATATTAGACTTGGTTCAGAAGGAGTTAGATTAAGTTCTGATGGCAATGGAGAATTTGGAATTGGTTACGGACAAACTGCAACTAATAGTAGATTTACAGTATATAATAATACTGCAGTTGCATTTAGAGTTTTACCTAATGGCAACGTGGGTATTGGTAATACTAATCCACAGCATAAACTACATTTTGGCGAAGCTGGTTCATATTATACATCTATAGGAGGTGCCAACACAGCACCTGGTGGGGCTGCACCATGGTTGGGAGTATTTAATAATAACAGTATAGCTTCTGCAACTTTTGGCTGGGGAATTTACGACTCTAACGTAGATGGCTCATTTCAAATATGGAACAGAGCAGGCAATACTACTGGAGCTGTTGCATTAACAATTCAGCGTGGTGGCAACGTGGGTATTGGAACAATTTCACCAGCATCTAACTTAGAAATTTTTGATGCAACTGGTGGTGCAGGTACTGGATTAAGACTTAATTGTAATAATGGTGGTAGTGATGTTTGGGACTTGTACTCTACAACAGCAGGAAGAATATATGTAACGAATCCAAACTATAGCGGAGGAGTTTATCTACAGCATAGTGCAACATCTTGGACTGGTAATTCAGATGAAAGACTTAAAGAAAATATAGTAGAGCTAGATAATGTATTACCTAAAATTTCAAATTTAAGAGCTGTTAAATATAATTTTATATCTGATGAAGAGGATACTACTAAAATAGGTTTTATTGCTCAAGATTGGCAAACCGATTTTTCAGAAGTTGTTAACGACATCATTCCTGAAGAACTAGGAATGAACTATACAGAGACAATACCAGTTCTTCTTAAAGCTATCCAAGAACTAAAAACAGAATTAGATGCTGCAAAAGCAAGAATAGAAACATTAGAGGGATAAATGGCATTTACATTAAACAGAAGATTATCGACACTTGTAGATAGTAGCGGTCAGTTAAATACTGGCAAGATACCTAATGACTATATTAATGGTGATCACATTGCAGATAATGTAATTACAACAGCTATGTTGCATACTGGCTTTACTTTGCCAATATCAAGTTTATCTTCCATCGACACAGATGATGTCACAGAAGGAAGTACAAATTTATTTTATACAACTGCAAGAGTTGATTCGCATCTAAGTGGTGGAACTGGAGTTACATATAGTTCAGGTGCAATATCTATTGGACAAGCAGTTGCAACAAGCGATAGTCCTACATTTGCAGATTTAACAATCACAGGTAACTTAAATATTACAGGAGACATTAATTCATATAATGTTACTGACTTAGATGTTACCGATCAAACAATTACATTAGGCGCTGGTCAGATTGAAGCAAACTCTGGTGGTTCTGGTATTATTATTGATGGATCAAATGCTTCAATACTTTGGGATGAAACAAACGATCAATTTGATTTTAATAAAGGTATTAATATAGATTCAAATACACTTGTAGTTGATGGAACAAATAACAGAGTAGGTATACTACAAGCATCACCTGCAGTTTCATTAGATATTGGAAGTGCAACAGATGCTTTCTTTGTACCAAAAGGAACAACAGCTCAAAGACCTACAGGTGTTGATGGTTATTTTAGATATAATACAGATGATGCACAATTCGAAGGTTATGCTGACGGAGAATGGGGAGCAATTGCAGGAAGCGGTGGTGCTTCTGCAATGGAAACAAATAACTTTACAGGTGATGGTTCAACCACAGCATTTACGCTTTCAAGTTCAGTTTCAAGTGAAGATAATTTAATTGTATTCATTGAAGGTATCTATCAAAACAAAGGTGATTATGTCGCAAGTGGAACAACAATTACATTTGATACAGCACCAGTTAACGGTCGAAGAATCGTAGTACAACAT